AGGTAAAAAGGAAGAAGAAAAATATGTCCACTCTCCAGAGGCTGTATTAAATCCAATTAAATGAGGTTGAGTAATATTAGATATATGAGGTCCATATATTTGTCCTGAGCTTGATATAGCTAAAGAAGCAGATGTAATTAATCGAGGTTTAGTAAACTGAGAATCAGCTACAAATGACCATTTATCATCTAAACTAGCTAGCCCTGCTGAGGCAGAAATAGCTAAACTTATAAATCTAGATCTAGCATAATCACTGCCTACTATTAAATAAGGGCTTATAGAAGTAGGAATAGTTATTCTTTCATCATTATTTAGGTTTACCCAAATTCCTGATGCGCTATTAGGTGTTCTACCTCCAATAAATCCACCACCATTAATTTCAAGTCCTCCAATTTGAGCATATGAATTATTTCTACCATTTCCTATAGGAGGTCCAACTCTAACAAACTGGGCATCTCCTATTTCAGAACTGGTCACAATTAATCCTAATACCCCGGGATCTCTTGAGTCATAACTTTGAGAGATATATAAAGTAGTATTATCATAATCATAATACAAACTAGCAGTAGCATGCCATTCACTACCTGATTTAAAATATACTTCTTTATCTAGTCCTGGAGGATTAATTCCTACTTCAACCCCAGTTGAACCTGAAGGTATAGCATAGAGTTGATCTACAAAATTTATAAAATCAACATCTGCTCTAGTAAGAGATCCAGTGTAGTAAATATCAAGTTGATTACCAGTAGCACCTTGGGCACCTGTAGGACCCGTAGTGCCTTGAGCACCTTGAGCACCCTGAGCGCCTTGGGCGCCTGTCGCACCCTGCGCACCCTGTGCTCCTTGTAAACCTTGGGCACCCTGTGCTCCTGTTCCTCCTTGAGCACCTTGAGCTCCCTGTGCACCTTGCGCACCAGTGGCTCCTTGAGCGCCTTGAGCTCCTTGTAAACCTTGTGCTCCTTGTGCTCCCTGAGCACCTGTTCCACCTTGGGCACCCTGTGCACCTTGAGCTCCTGTGTCTCCCTGCGCACCCTGAGCGCCTTGTAAACCTTGTGCTCCCTGCGCACCTTGGGCACCTGTTCCTCCTTGTGCACCTTGGGCACCTTGGGCACCCTGTGCTCCTTGTAGACCTTGTGCTCCCTGAGCACCTTGGGCACCTGTTCCTCCTTGTGCACCTTGTGCACCTTGGGCACCCTGTGCTCCTTGTAGACCTTGTGCTCCCTGAGCACCTTGAGCGCCTTGTAAACCCTGAGCACCTTGAGCGCCTTGTAGACCTTGGGCGCCTTGAGCTCCTTGGGTACCCTGTGCACCTTGAGCACCAGTGGCTCCTTGAGCACCTTGAGCTCCTTGTAGACCTTGAGCACCTTGTGCTCCCTGGGCACCTGTTCCTCCTTGTGCACCTTGTGCACCTTGAGCTCCTATGTCTCCCTGCGCACCTTGAGCGCCTTGGGCACCTTGAGCTCCTTGTAGACCTTGAGCGCCTTGAGCACCTGTTCCACCTTGTGCACCTTGCGAACCAGTAGCACCTTGAGCTCCTTGAGATCCTTGGGAACCTGTTGCACCTTGTGCTCCTGTATTACCTTGTAATCCTTGTGCTCCTTGTGCTCCTTGAGCACCCTGTGCACCTTGTGCGCCTTGAGCACCTTGTGGTCCTACACTACCACCTCCACCAGATCCAGCTCCAAAAAAATCAAAACTTATACAAACAGGAGTATCATCTGTAAATATATTAGTTATAAAAGCTGAGGAGGAGAGTCTAGCATTATTTGAAGATGAAACAAAGTGAAATTCTCCAAATGATGTTTTATTAACAAAACCATCAAATTCAAAAATTATAAATTTACTTGAATCAGTTTTATTAACAATAGTTAAAGATCCACTATAAACTGGGTCTGTCATTTGAAAATATGACAGCATAGGTAACCCTGCAGAACTAGTATAGTTAAAGGAAGCTGTGGTTACTAATGATGAAGTTAAACTATTTAAAGAAAAGTGGCTACTTGATGGGTTAAGTAAAGTATCAATACTAGAAGTATACTCATATTGAATACAAAAAAACTGATTACTTAAAGGAGTTAAAGAAGTAACCCCAAACTCATCAATAGTTAAAGCATAATCATTCCAACCTTGATCTAAGACTGAAAGGTTTTCCTTATTGAAAGCCAAACGTCTATCAATCCAAGCACCTCCATCAGTGTCAAGACGTTTATTTGCTATTCTTTGTTCACCCATATATTATTGAGGAGATATTAATCCTCTTTCTTGTAGATTCTCTAATATTTGATCTATTTTACCTTCAACGCGTCCTGCTATGTATTCTGGTTTTAGAATTCCTTCACCAGAATCACCAGTAGGTTTATCTACATCTAGGACGATAAAAGCAGGATCATCAACATATCTTCTGATTAGGAAGAAATTAGCATTACTACCTGTTGGTGATATAGCCCTATCGAGATATAAATATAGTTTGTCATCAAGAGATGCTGAAACTATCGTATAAGCGTTTGGTTCAATTGCTTCAAATCTTATCTCATCATATGGTTGGATTGTAAATGGATAGTTTATAGAGTTAAATCCACTATTTTCTATACCTGAAGCATAGTAACCATACAAATTTGTTAATTCAAGAGATGCTGTTAAAACTGTACTAGTTACAGATCCTGTAGTCCAATAATCTGCTGAAGCTGTTGGAACTGTAAATCCACCTTGTGCTTGTTTATTTGTAAAATAAGTATTAAGGGGAAGTATAATAATAGTAGCAGTATTATTATTTGGGTTAGGATTGATAGAATACCCTAGAGAAACTACTCTAATTTGATCATTTTGATTAAAGTTTTGGAATGGAGTAACCATAGTGATGGTTTGGGGAATACTTGAATTAAATGTAGCCCCCCCAGTTGTTAAATTAAACCAATTAACTCCATCTGTTGATTTTTCAATAGCGAATGGGGCATATATTTGTTGAGAAGAAATTGGCAGAGTTGTCGGAGTAAAGACTGTTAAATTAGCCACAAATGAAACAGCTACATCAGTATCTTGAGTAAAAGTATATATTGAAGTTCCTGGGTCATAAGCAGTAGTATAATCAAATGACTCATTAGGGAATGTTATGAGAGTAGCAAATATTGAGGTGTAACTTTGATTACTAGTTTTATAAGCATTAAATGCAAAATTTGTAACCCCAGTTGTACCTTGTTGGATATTAAAATTAATTGAACTAGTAAAACCATATCCTAACACATTTCCATTTCCATCATAGCTTTGAGTTTGACTATAAAGGATAGGTTGGATTGTTTTACCACTCTTAAAAATATTATATGAACCATTTAATACCGAAAGATTAGTTCCAAATATATTAGTATTAGTTAAAGCTGATACTGCTGTAGTATTTTCAGTGAAATTCTGGTTAATTATACCTAAGTTAATGCCTGTCGAGTCATTTAGTGGGCGTATAATGTTTCCATTTTCATCAATTATATAACGTAAATTATACGTGGTTTTATCCTCGTAGATATTACCCCATTCTGGTGCAGTACCACCCGCCCAGTTAAAATAGGCAAAGTATGTTCTGTTTAGATCTACAGATGGTAAACCAAGTTGTGTGTTTCCTAAATCAACATTTTGTTGGATTTCAATTGAGTTAGCATTTGAAACAGATGCTATATTAAAATCATCTGTTGTGTTTTTACTACCAACATATCTTGGATAGATATGTTTTCTCATAGTATAGTTTGAATCAGGAATAGATGCTGGAAAAGCTGAACCTGAGATTATTTGGGCGAAGTTAACAGGAACCAATTGGTCTGTTGTATAATCAACTTGTTGAATAAATTGGCTTAGTCTGTTTACTTCACTATTGTTAATTAAAGGATTGTAATCCGAATTGTTAAAATTAGCTATATTAATAAAGGGAGTTAAAGTAAGTAATTCATTAGTTCCTATAGGATTCCCATCAACTGAAGAGTCATACGCGTATCCAAAGTAACCAAATTTATAACCACCATTAAGAGCTTGAATTGAAGTAATAGTGAAGTTAAAATTATAAGTAGCCCCACCTACTACATCTCCATAAGCTGTAAATGATATTTTATCTCCTAATTCAAGATTAGATAAAGCTGCTGAGATATCTTCCCCGTTGTTGCTAATATTAGAAATAACTACATAACGAATTGCAGATTCTCCACCCCCAAGTGAATCTACTTGGATTGCAATTCCTCCTAAAGTAGGTGAAGTAATATTATTATAATCATAACCTACATTAAACAAAATTGAGATTGGGTTAACTTGTTTAAAAGGATTTGCCTCGTTTAATTCACCATTTTCAACTACAAAGTTTGAACCACTATATTCTCCATTATAAAATTCATCCTGTGCTGAACGAGAAACATAAGCTAAACCATAGGGGTTTATAACTCCTTCAACCCAACTTTGAGTTAAACCGTAATTATTAGATAAACCATTAGCTAAGTAATATGGATTAGTATCTAAACCGTTTAGTTTATTTACTGAACCTCCTGCACTACCTGAAATGAATGCTGTATCTATAGAACCTGAATAATCGTATCTAGCCCAGGTTACTTCTGGTTGTGGATATTTGTTTCTTTCTAAAAGAGTTTGCTTAACAACTACCCCTGAAGCTAAAGATGCCCTAGCAGGAGTAAAGTCCTTAATCATCTTAAATAACGAATTATCAAAGAATTTGATAAGACGGATATAGTCATTTAAGTCATAGTTACTTTTATACTTTTCAAAGTATGCGTTTCTTAACTTATCTAACGCAGGGTAAGATAAGTTTTGCGTAAATTGTTGTCTTGGATCACCTATATAGTCTCCCATGTTAAAGAAACCAAGTTGATCCATAATATCATCATTGATCTCATTTTGTGGAGAGAAAGCTACCTCAGTGTATGCTAAGTTTTCAGTATAAGTATTACCACCAGGAGGTTGTTGTTGGATTGAGCGGTATTGAGATAAAGTATTACCTGAAGGCAAATTCATATCTACAACTTGTATCTTATTAGACACAATATTCTTAATACCCGCTGCTGGTTGATCTAGGTATACTGTTTCAGTATTTGAAGTGTAATCACCTCCTGTAACTGTAAAGTTACTATCTGAAGCAAATGATGAAGTAGCAACCCAAGAACCAGTTACTTTAGGGTGTATTGAAACTGAACCAGTATATAGTTCACCTCCTAGAGATGCTCTAAATGCTAATTTAGTTAACTCAGGATCAGTTGAAGTACTCTCAACTGAATCTGGGTTCATTGTGTAGTCTCTGAATAGAGAATCTGTGATAACTTCGGTGTAGTATCTTATTTCCTGATATGATCCTATAAATGGGTTGTATGTGCCTATAACATTTCTAGAGTCAGATGGGAAATATGAAGTATTACCATTAACCCAACCTGCAGTACTAGTGTTTATTGAAGATGAAGCTATAAATCCTATAGTAGAACCATCATTACCATTGTAAATGTTATTAGCTGCATAAAGTGTAAAATTAGCAGGATCATTTGAATGATCTACTGTTACACCAACTGACCACCACTCACCATCAAAGAATGGTAAATAAATACTTGCTGAATCTGATCCTATAATAAGTTTTAGATTGGCGTACTTGTTGTAAGGATTAGCTATTGACCCACTATATGAACCTGAAGCATATCCTGATCCTGTATATTCTAATACTATTTTAGCTGGGTTACCATCATCTAAACTCCATAAAGATTGACTAGGTAATGTTAAAGCTGAATTAAGACCTGAGGTTTTAAATCTAAATTCGAGTGATTTAGCAGGAGTTACTCCCCAATCACTATTTAAAGCCCATTCGGTTTGAACCCAACCATTATCTTTAGTATCAAACTTGTAATTATATCTCTGTTTATAATAATCCCAATCGTTTGATTCATCTTTATCTTTACCACCAAATTCAGCTACTCTTAGAATTGTACTTGGGATACCATAAACTGTAATAAGATCCTGGATACCAGTTGTTGTACCTTTTTTCTTTAGAAGAAGTGGTAGGTTGTGGTATAATCTCTTATATGTTCCTTTTTCAATGTCTTCTAAAGGAACGGCCCCATTTGAAGCAGAGATAGATGAATTAATGTACTCAAATCCTGTTGGTGTAGGTAAAGAACCTGTCATGTAAGGGAATGGAAAATCACTTCCCGAAGGAGTAACACCTAATAGAGCTGTGTACAGATCAGCTGAACCAAAACTACTTTGGTAGATTTTTAAACCGAGATCTCTTAAGACGTCTGCTACAATATCTTTAGAAACACCATATTGTAAACGGTTATCAGCATTCCACTTTTCAGTTACATCTTGATAATAGATCCAAATGTTATCAAACATTTCACCTAACATCTCAATAAACAATTCGTATTGAGCGTTTGCTAAATCTTCCCTTAAATACGCCGGAATAGCGTTGATTAACGCATTATTATTATTTTCGTCGTAATCGGCCGCTACTAAAGATTGGTTTTGTATAAACGCTAATCCTGCAACAGAGTCAGTAGTAGCATTGTTGTAGGGATAGGTTGAATTGGTTTTAGGCCAAGCTGCTGAACCTGAGGAATAGTAAAGATAATAATCATAACCATCAAATGTAGTTATAATTTCATTAATTTTTTCTTCCCAAATATTTTTACTAGTTACAACATAAGTATTACCCCCAACTAAATTAGATAAACTAGCACTATAACTATATTCTTCGATTAGTTGAAGTTTATAGTAAAAGTTTTCTAAACGAGTTAGCGCAGAAGAAAAATATATAAAGTTACTATAATCAGAATAATCAACATTAATTTCAACCCCACGCTCAGCTAAAATACTATTAACTTGATATTGTAGATTGTTAGGACCTGTGGCGTAAGTTGAAGATGATAAAGTATCATAATTAGTATACGCTGTAGAGTTATTTATTTGATCTTTAACATTAAGGTTTAAGTTAGGACCTTTTAAATAGATATTTTCATCAGCTAACTCAAAAGTTTGAATAATATTAATGTTATAAGCTACAGTATCGGCTACTTCAGTTACAATCCAACATTCATCTTTTAAATTAAAATTAATTGGGAGAGGTTCATATAATTTAACTAATACAGTTGGATCCTCAGGATTTGAAGTATCTAATAATAGATTATTGGCTATTATAAGTTGATTATCTCCAAAATCTAAATAAAAATCAAAATATGTCGCTGGATTATTTTGGATTTGATCAATAAGAGAAGTAGCACCATTAATTAAATCTATATTAGAAATTTGAGTAGTGTTTAATCTAATCTCAGTTCTATCTGGGCTAATTTGGTCAACATATAATCTTTGGAAATATGAACTAGAAATTTCATTATTTAAAAAATTATAAACAACATTATATTCTCCCTCTAAAAATCCTGCTTCTTCAACATCAAGCTCTGGGTTAAGAACTACTTGATTATTAATTATGTTATAACCTTGAAAATTAATTTCATTAGAAAATACAACATTAGCATTTAAATCATAAATAAAATATGCTACATAGTTTTGTAAAGGATTAAAAGTAGGTTCAACTGTAAAGTTAACAATAAGATTATTATCCTGACTTGAATAGTCTTGATATTCAAATGTATTAGGATTTATTGAATTTAATGTTACTGTTTTAGCCATTAACTGATGGGGTTATTGAACTTAATAATTGTTGTTGTAAATCTAGATTTTCTTGTCTTAATTCGGTAATTTCGTTTATTAAGGCTTGAATTTCGTCATTTACTACATTGGTGGTACCGATGTATTCTTGACTAGTCTTGATAAGATACTCATGAGAATTTACTTCTCCAAATTTAGGTATATCAAAGAATAACTGATTGTAATAATCAAAAAATTGGTTTACTGAAGGTAAAGTAGAACCTGTAGCAGCTGTAGTAGGTTGAACAAGTTGAGTAAATGAAGTATCAATTACCTTTTGGTATTGATTCTTGTCATAGACTTGTTTAGTTAAAGTTACTTGTTGAGCCATTATCCATTAATAACCTTAAAGTTATAATTACTATCAAATACTCTAGTAGTACCACCAATAGTAGTTTGAATTAAAATAGTATAATATCTCTCAGGTTGTAAACCATTCATATATACTGTAAAATAACTAGAGGTGGCATCAGCACTTAATTTAGTGTAAGTTGAATCAAAATTTATTACATACTCATTTGTATCTAAATCCTTAATAGCCCAATATGAGGCTGTAGGTAAATAGTAATTTGTAGTATAAATAGAAGCAGTTTGAAATATGATTGCTGGATACTGAGGACGACTATCTACTCTAAATTGTTGGATACTAGAAGAATAGAAAAATCCTTCATTATTTGCTATTGAAATATAAGCTTGGGGATCAGTTAAGATAGTCTGAGTAGAAGACCCAGTATTAAAAATAAAATCATTCCATTTAAAATCTATACATGGAGGATAGATTGTATGGGTATCCATTGAGTAATACTGAAGTACAGGTTGGATATTAAGATTAGGATTAAATTCTACATAATAATTACCTGTAGCATCTTCATATGAAGAAGATCCTTCCCATTTAACTAAAAAACCTTGATTTTCTATTTTTGTTATAGGATTAAGTGAACTAGAGTAAGAAGCTGAATACCATGCTTTTAAGGTATCAGTTACTTTTACTTTTAAATCTTTATCTGAGTGATAAGTAAACGTTTGAGTTTGAACTACATCCAACCCATCACCCGATCCTGTATACCATGTACCCCCCCCAGTGTTTGAACCAGAATATGAAGCTGTAACATAGGCATTAAATGGGGGTGAACTATCCCATCTTTTTCCTCCTTGTACAGTTTGCCATTCCCAACTTACTCCATTAGTAACTAAAGGTTGATCTAAATATTTTCCGGTTCCCATTCCCCAAGCACCTGAAACTGGGTAAACATATAACTCAGAATCTAAATTGATACCTTGGGCAGTAGCTATAAAGCATCTTAAATCAGCATCCCATTGAGCTCTATTTGCTAAATTATTAATAGCATTATTAAGCTGGTCTTGATCAAACTTAATTAAATATCTTGCTACTTGAGCATTACTACTAATAGCTATATTAAGGTTAGAAATTTCTACAATTTCATCTAAGCCTGTATTCATCTGTGGAAACAAAGAATACATCGTAGCATCTTTTTCTGGGAAAATTTTATATACTGCCATTGTCTTATAAGTTTACTACTCTACCCTGAATATCAGTGTTAGGATATTTTACTTCAAAAATCATAGGATCTAATGAAGGATAAACTACATTATTAATTGTAGCCCCTGGAATATCATAAGCGAACTGAGAATATCCTAAATTAACACCTACTTTATTTGATATAGTAATATTTTTAACAGTTTGTACTCCCTCAACTTCATCTAGGATAACATATAAATCTCTTAAAATAATAGGTTCATTAATCTGCCAGTTTTTAATAGCAAAGAAATCTTGTAAAGTTATAATACATTTAGTTAATACTTCATTTGAATTGAAGTTTGGAAGTACTATAATATCAAAATTAACTCCAATATTGATAATAAATGCATCTTTAATATTGATTGAATCATTTACCATTCTGTATTGTGAAAGGTAAGTAGATAAATTTTGTTTAAGAGCTAATGAAGATGTTTTTAGTTTAGAAGTATTATCAAAAGATAAAATATATAAATCTAATATAGAAGCAGCAGCCCCAGATTGTACTGATTGAGCTTTTGTAGGTTCTATATAGGCTTTAGAAATAACACCATATCTAGCTGGTAGAGAAAGTGCTCTTACTAAATAATCATCTTGTGTTACATTACGTAATTGGGTAGCAAAATTAGCCGAAGCATTTTGTCTTAATTCCTCAGTAGTATCACCATCCCCACCCCCATCAGCTGCGGTTAAATTATTAACAGCTAAAGTTCCAAATATATAATTAGCGGTATTAGCTGTTAAATTATTGTTTAAAAATTGGACATTTCCACTAGATAATGTTGTAATGGTATTAGCAGGTACATTAGCACCAACTCCACCCCCAGTTAAATATCTAACAGTTAAAGTAGTATTTGAAGGAGCTATACCATAAGTTTTAGTAAAAGTAAAGTTTGAAGGAGCATAAGCAGCTGTTAACTTATCAACTTCAAATGGTAAACCTATACCAACGTTATCTGGGTTAGGTAAAATTTCTTCATCAGTATCAGCTGAAGTACCAGCTCCAAATTGTAATTGAAGAGTAGTATTGTCTAAAAAGCGAGTTGTAAATCTTCTTTGTACTTGCTTTAGTTGTAAAAGGAATGGAGTATCACCTTGATATTGAGATAAGTTAGGGTCATTTACATTAGTATTCTTAATAGAATCAAAAACAGTATCTTGAGCTAAATAATCTACTTCATACCAAATATTACCATTATTATCTACTATATCTAAAATGCCTATAATATTAGATGAATTAATTTCTACTGTAGTAAATTGTTGAGGTAAACCAAAAGAAAATGTAGTAGTATTAACTGTAGCTGAGATAGCTTTACGGGTTTTTCTTAATAAAAAATATTGAATATTATTACCTCCTGTAACTTGATACACTGTTACCTCAGTAGGATCCCCCGAAGAAGAAACACTAAAATCAACAGGATCTTCAATTAAAAATGAAATACTACCTGAAGCTGTTGAAGTGACAATTGTGTTATTAGGTATATATAAAGCATAGCTAAAATCTGGGGATTGAGATCCTATAAATCCTGTAGCTGGTACTTGTTGGTAAAATTCAACATCAACTGTAGCAACTTGGGTTACATTTGGTTTGTAACCAAACATATAAGCCAACTCATACAAATTATTGGTTTGGCGGGCATATTGTAAATATGTCTCTTGGATTTGGTTATCTAAATAGAAAGACATAACATCACCTACATAAGCTGCCATTTCCATAAACATCATACCTGGTGATGACGGAGAGAAGTCATTATAGGTTGTAGGGAAATAAGTACGAGCGTAGTTAATTAAACTCGCTCTTAACTCGGTAAAATCCTTGTTTAAATATTGTATGTTACGTCTTACAGCCATTAGTTAAAAGTTATTTGTATTTCATCAGATATAACGGTATCTTGTACTGTATATTTAAGAACTACATTTATAGTATTATAATCTGGATCTTGGAATATTTCTAAGCTAGATACTACTACACTAGGAAAATATTGATTAAGTTGAAATTGAATTTTTTCTTTAAGACCATCTAAATTACCTGTAGTAATTTGTTCAAAAATAAAAGCTCTTAAACCTGAACCAAATGTAGGATTAAGATATCTTTCTGGTGGATTAGTTAGAAAAAAGTTAAGTAAGTTATTTTTAACAGCATTTTGTGTAGTATAAGTCGAATAAAAAACTCCGGGAGCATCAAAAGGTATAGCAACACCAACAGCCGTTCCTGGTTTGGTATCAATTGGAAATATCTTTTGTGCTCCAAATGCCATTATTTACCTCCTTTCATTAATCCCATAATCATATCTAAACCAACATTACCTGCTGGTAAATCACCACCAGGCATAGCACCAGTAGGGACTTGCATTGTAGTTTGATTTATACCCATCCCTCTAGCATCAGCAGAATTGAATGAAAGAGTATCTTGTCCTCTTCTCATATCACCCATAATACTTTCCATCATAGCTTTTTTATCAGCTGTGGATTTTGTTGGTTGAGGTTGGGTTGGTTGAGTATATGATTCAACCACTTGTGTTTTAGGCGCACGAACTGCTTCCAAAAGGATATCTTTTAGTTCCTCTTGGATAGCTTCTCTTACGGCGTCTTTGATAAATGATTTTAATTCACTCGGTTTCATCTGTTATAAATATTGAATTTAGTAAGCTTTTAAATTATCTCTATCAATTATTAACTTAAGTTCATTAATTAATGTTTGACTATTAGTTGTAAATGATAAAGGGGTTTCTATTAAAGGAATACCTGATTGGTTAAATGCAACTGCTTTTCTACGAGTAACAGTAGAACTGAAAGGTACTTCCTCTATTTTAAATATAAAACCTTGATAAGTTGAATCATCTACAGATTGTTGATTATCTGTCAATATCTTTTGAAGATTATCACTTACAGGATTTAGAGTTTGATTAGGTTGCAAACACAATGAAAGTGCCACATCTAAAGAATTTAAAGTAGTTACTACATTTTTTACAAAAGAAGATACTATATTTAAAGCAATTGCTAAAGTATCTAGATCTTGTTTTCTTTTAACTAATTTAGATTCACCTAAAGAATTATAAGTTAAATTATCTGTTAAATCACCTAAATCACTTAAAAGAGCAGTAACAAAACCTGGTGCTGTAGGTAAAATTTTTACTCCACCTGAAGCTGTGGTTTTAGTTAATTTTAACCCAGTTATAGTAGATAAAGCAACATCAAAAGCAACACTAACTCCAGTATATGTAAAAATTACAGTATCTAAAAATGTACTAAATTTATTTAGAAACTCTACAATATTATTTCGTTTGTTTATAATGTTTTGTAGTGTTTGGGGATCCGGGCAAGTACCGTCTGTAGGAATTTGTTTTAGTAAATTTTCTAAAGGTAATTTAATTAAATTTTCGTTATCTGATGTTTTTTTAATTAAAAGTAAAGACAATTTTACTAACGCTGATTTAGGATCAGAGATAGCATTTTGTATAGAAGTTATATCAATCCCAGCCATTACAGAGTTTTACTTATATTTGATTTAGTTGTGGTTTCTAATTGAACCTTTAAGGTGGTTAAATAAGTTATAAACTGAGCTGCTGCTGTTGTAACTGAGGGAAGTGGAGCATTTGCTAAAGCTGCACTTAAAAGAGATAATTGGTCTACTAATTGAGTTAAAAGAGTTATAGTAGTATCACCGTAAAGTAGTGGTTGTACCGCATTAGCCCCACCTAATAACACGCTATTAGATTGAATCACTGACTGTGGCGAATCAACATTAAAACTGCTTATAGCGTTGATATTTACCGATTTTTTAGACGATAAAAGTAAATGGTCCTCGGTAGTATTAAATACTAAACGACCTGAGTTTAAAATGATTTGTTTACCTGAATATTGGTTTGGGGTTGTTGGGGGATTTGAAGAATAGCTATTATATGAAGTACTAGCTGCTTCTAGGGGAATTTTTTGAGTTGAAGTAAAGTATGCTGAAGAATCATCGTTATTGATATCTTCTATAGTTGGTACCCATCCTTCATCTGTTTGATTACCTTGCCCATTACGAATAATAGTAATAGGGTCACCATTTGTACCTGTTAAAGACCAGGTATTAGGAGCATCTTTTACGGTAGAACCAAAACGAATTGAATTACCCCATCTCCCTTCTAAAATTTTATCACCTTCAAATGGTAAAAGTGGATGTATATCCCCACGTTCAATAAAGGTTTTTCCTAAAAATATTTCAGTAGATTGGTCAGTCACTCTTCTTACACTCCCTAATTCAGTTTGAATATAATCTTTTTGTTGAGGGGGAGGTAATATATTTGAGTTTTGAGGAAAAGCGTTATGGTGAGGATGATTCCAAAGACCAACAATACTTATGTAATAATTAGTTTTAGTTGTTGAAAATTCTCCTATATCGGTGTTAGGTAAAGCTAATATATAAACTATCTCGTTTATAAGGGGTAAAGATTTAAATGTAGAATCTAGAGGTTTTGCAGTGGGTAAAATTTGAGTAGTTATTGTAGGAGTTGATACAGTCTCAAATTCAATAATCCCTAAAGCATTCCACCCTCCTAATTCTTCATATCTGGGGTGGGTTTCATCTAAAATAATACTTTTAACTCTACCAAAAACCAGATTATCTCCCCTCCCCGCAAAATTACGTTGGTTTTTAGAAGAAGCAAATAAACCTTTACTTTTTAAAGCCATTACTCAGATTTAAACTTGTTTATTTCATCAAGTAATTGTTGTTTTTCTTCATCTGATATACCGAGAGCATTTTCTCCTGAAGTACTGTTCATGGCACGTTGTGCCAAAGCAGCCATTTTAACTAGCATTTCATCGTTTTTGACTCCTATTTCCATATATTCTTTGATTAATGGAACAATAAGAGTAGCATCACCTATTTCTTCGATCATAGGTTTAAGCTCATTGATAAGCGCAGATACTTGCTTATCTTTTTTCTTTTGGTTCTCGTAGATTTCTTCTAGGACATTTCCAAAAGATTTGTTTTTGAATATAATTTGATCAAACTGACTCATAGTTATAAATACTAATTATTTGAAATTTGCATAACCGTATTCTAAATAGTAGATATAATTACGTTTAAATATATCATAGAGTTGGTTGGCTACTTTGGTGATTTTAGGTGTTTTAGCATCAACCTGTTCTCTAATATAAATATAGAGCGCTTTTTTATTGAATACGTCTATATCTTCTCGCTTTCTAAATAACTCTAGTATAGCATCTGCTATTTGGGCCTCTTCATCTTTAGCGAACAATTCAAAAATACTTTCAGTACAATATTCAACGTATTGATCTATAAAGATAGAAAGTCTGTCTTGATATGGATCACTTGCGGTTGTTTCATCAATACGATATGAATGATTTTCATCCTCATCTAAACCTTCAACTGGGGCTTTATCAATTCTACGCTTGTAATTTCGCGTATTAGATATAATTAGATATCGCTTTGCAATTGTACCAAAGTAAGAGTATGCTTTAGATCCTTTAGTTTGGTCATATAAATGCATCTTGGAAAGAAGAAAGGTAATTACCTCATGTTGTAAATCTTCAATATTTTCTACCTCAGTATAATAAAACTTAAAGGTATGAATAATATTCTCAGTAAGTTTAAAAAATGCGTAGTGAATATATCTATGGTATATTTTTTCTTTTTCTAAAGGATTAGTTGACTTATTGTATCTTACAATAGCATCCTCTGTTTCTTGAGTAAAGTATTGTACACCTTTTTTCTTTTTAGGGGTTACTTCACTCATAATTTAACATTATAGGGTCTTAACATATCATTTAACATTTTAAGTCGCTCAAAGAAAAATCCTACTTCATCATCACTCTGGAAAGTACCTTTAGCGTCTATTTCATTCATACGCTTATTTATAAATTCTACAGTACTGCCAAGCCCATTTACGTAGTCCTGGTAGGAAATAATAGCATCTTGTCTTTTGTTTAACTCGTCTTCATACCTTTCAGTTTTCCGTAAAAGGTTAAAGGTCGTGAATCCTAAGACCACGACCAATAGTGATAAAATTGCTATAATATAGATCATAGATTATCTAATAGATTTTTTAACCCTTCACTTCTAACTGAACCCAATGCTTTTTGTTTAGCGGCAGCTGGGGTAGGGCGTTTTGATTCAATTTTAAAGTTATTTTTAACAGGAGTTTCCCCGTTCAATTTAGGCAACCATTCACGTTCAAACTCAATACGAGCCGCCATCATATCACCAAAGTGGAGAACGAATGGGAGGCAAGTACGTGGTTTTTGCTCTGGCATATAAGTCATCAAATATTTCTTATTTGCCTCATCGTACAAACCATCGTGTGTTTGAATCGCGAGCATTTCGTTAAATGTGTACTGGATGCCGTGAGATTGGAGCATGAACAAACCACGGTCTGGAACCGAAGCAAATGGAAGTTTAGTGTTGAACATATAGTCCTCTCCTAGCTTATCCTTACGCCATTGATCAGTTTGTGGGATGTAAGATTCATGTTCTTCGTCTCCCATTTTACCTAGGTCGTGATTGATAGCGGCAAATACTAGTTCCTCAATAGTGTAACCAGACATATCAGCTCCTTCTTCAGCCCATAATTGGTGTTGTTTTAGAGCACAGCGTACAACACGAATTACGTGTTCTACATAACCCCCAGGAAAAGCATTATGGTATTCTTTTTTATGAGCAGCAGGCATAAGCATAATACGCTCAGCATATTGATTATAAAATTCTAATAGTTTTTCCTTACGGGGTGAAGAGATATGCTCTTCAATAATGCCCAGAAATACGTTCCAATTATTTTGGATTTGTTCTGCAGTAAGATTCATAACTTTTATTTAAATTAGTTTTGACGTTGAACCATCATTTTAATGTCTTCAATTACCTCTTCAGCTTCGGCAATAAGTTGATGGTATTGAGCTGTGGTTGTTGTGGGGCGAGTAATCATAACTTTCATGGTTGTCAATTTACCATTAAGTTTTTCTAGTTTTTGCATCGCCAAATCGGGATTTCTCATAATTAATATTTTTTATTGGGTTACAATGTAATGTAGAAATGTTAAAAAATCAAGTTTACTTGATAAATTTTTCAACTTTGTCTTGGATTTTTTTAAGATGAGCACATTTCTCGTATTCTTCTCTGTTTTCAAAGTATTTGATGGCTAATTTTAAACAGAATAATAGATCTCCATCTGTAAAAGTTTTAATGGAATCTACGTGGTATTTTAATTTTAAATCTATTTTTGATAGGTAAAACCAAGCCCTATTATAGGTTACAAACTCAGCCATATCATCCATTCCAGGTATTTCTCCAAGTACTTCTGATGGGATATGTTTCTGGATTTGTAGATAGAGTGCTCGGTGGTTAATAACAAGTTTTTTAAACATCCCAACCCAAAATATTGGAGTATCTTTATAATCAAATAAAATACTATCTGCTTGAGCTTTCTCTTGCAGTGTACCAGGTTCTTCACCTTCAAATAATCCAAATATTTTATTGGGGTCCATCAACATTATAAATACACGGTCTATTTAGAAATTTCAGTGTAACATTTTTTACATGCTGCGTATTGATGTGGGATAAAGTCTGTTTTATGAACCCACTTTATTTGTGCCTCCTCGATCTTGTCAAGGCATTTTTGACACAAAACATACGTTTTTGATTTTCTAGGCATATTGGTAAAATTTTGAGCGGTAAACAGGGTTCGAACCTGCGACCCCGTACTTGGAAGGAACGTGCTCTACCAACTGAGCTATTACCGCAAATATAACTTTTGAGCCTCCAACCGGGATCGAACCGATGACATTCACATTACAAATGTGACGCTCTACCAGCTGAGCTATGGAGGCAATTAGTTGTTTTTCGAGTGGAAGGTACAACTTACAAACCTTTCAGGCTAGACTCAGTATTATTCTGCTACTGTAGTGTCAGCTGCAACTGTGGTATCGGTAGATACTACAAGAGTGTCTACTGTGGTTGATTCAGTAGTTGCTGCTTCGTTGGAACAAGCTACAGCTACAGCAGCGATTGCGATTGCGAAAAATGCTTTTTTCATTTTGTTTTTGTTAATTAATTAATTATTTAATGATATAAATATACAAATAAAATCTAGCTAAACCAAATTCTATTTTGTGGACCTTGAGGGGCTCGAACCCACGACCAATTGATTATGAGTCAACTGCTCTAACCGACTGAGCTAAAGGTCCAGTTGTTGGAAGGGACGGATTCGAACCGCCGTACCCAATGGGAGCAGATTTACAGTCTGCCGGTTTTAACCACTCACCCACCTTCCAATTTTGTTACCCCCCAGGGACTCGAACCCCAATTAATTGGACCAAAACCAATTGTCCTGCCATTAGACGAGAGGGTAATATAGTCGAGATGACAGGGTTCGAACCTGCGACCCCCTGGTCCCAAACCAGGTGCGCTACCAACTGCGCTACATCTCGTGGCGGAGGCTCAGGGATTCGAACCCCGGGACCTGTTACAGTCAACAGTTTTCAAGACTGCCGCATTCGACCGCTCTGCCAAACCTCCAGGTAACCATTGTAGTCAGGACAGGATTCGAACCTGTATCACACGTCTACAATCCACACGGGTTCCCAAGCTTACGATATACCCTCTACGGTTTATGTATATCTCCCGAGCTCGCGCTCCAGCATCGTAGCTGAAGGCCGTGTCTCTGTGGTGCGTCTACCAAAAACTACTCATTGACCCCACAACGGATTCGAACCGTATCTATTGCTCCGACTGCGCGGGGTTGAAGTAGCTATTCCGCCACCTGACTATTTTGTTTTTGGAATAGGAAATCCTTGAGAAGTAAATTTAACTTCTATAAATTCTATTCCGTTAATTGTTCTTATCCACATAGTTTTGATTTTTTTGTAGTCAGGACAGGATTCGAACCTGTATGTGAGCCTTCCGAGGACACTTGATCTTCCATTGCTGGAGCAGTCTGTATCTCACCTGCTGTTTCGTGCGTCTACCATTCCGCCACCTGACTGTATTAGTAAGATGAAATCTCCTTCCACGCTCACCGTGGTTTGGATTTGACTGAACATAGTTTACTGTTCACCTGTTATGAGTGCACCATAGAGCAGGGTCCGTCACTGAGTACCTTGGGCCATTTTCATCTTCTTTGTGGTTGCGACCCATTTGAAGCCAAGATCCCTTTCAACGGTGCTAATCCGTCTTCAGTAAGGAAGTTTTCATCTTAGTTGCGGGAGGAGGATTCGAACCCCCGACCTCAAGGTTATGAGCCTTGCAAGCTACCTCTGCTCTATCCCGCAATATTTGTACCGAAGGTGGGACTCGAACCCACACGCGTAAAGCACTGGTTCCTAAGACCAGCGTGTCTACCATTCCACCACTTCGGCATTTTTACCAATATGTCAAATAACATGTTGCTATTTCAACTATATAAATATACGAATAATATTTTAGGTAGCCAAATTTGCTTACTAAGTTCTTATAATATGATCGGCAGCTCTTGTTGCAATTTGAAGGGCTGGTTTTGTTGTGCTTTTGAAACCAGCTGCTTGCACCCAACCCTTGGATGCTGCTACAAGTTTGTTAGATGCTTTGTATTCATCGTCGTTAAAATCTAGATCGATTGATTCGATTTTGAGTGGGCTATTTTCTGTAATGAATAGAGCAGCTTCGATTGACAATTCTGTTTCTTTCCATAAACGCGACCAAAAATCTCTAACAATTGGTACTTTTGTTTTGTGGTATAAAACGTGGCAACCTCTACTTCTATATCGGAGTACTATAGCAGTACAGTAAACAGTTTCGGGTCCTCGGTTTTGTGAATCAGAACCAACGTAGATTTTTGTTTCCGGGTTACTTCGCACATAATCCAGTAAATAAGGCACTAACTGTATTGGTTTGTGAGTTGTGCCGCTTCGGAATATTGAGTTCATAATATAACGGATTTTGTTGGAAAGGTAGGACTCGAACCTACGACCCCCACGGTATCAGTGTGGTGCTCTAACCATCTGAGCTACATTCCAATATAAAGAGAGGTTTCGGGTCTTTCAGGGTTTCTGGTTGAGTGCAATAAGTGACGCCTACCTACTATAAACCCTTTTTAGGTAACTAATACACTCTACCTCTCAACTACAGCTTCACTACCTCTCTCTGTTGGCAAGAAGGGACTCGAACCCTCATGTAACCAGTTACTCTTTCTACAAGGTATAAGCTTGAGGAGATACTTG